GGTAAATAAATTGCATGTTAAGGGTTTGGATTTGGTTCGTAGTAATTTTCCCAAAGCGATGGGTGAGTTATTGAAAAGTGTATTGGAAGATATATTGGCTACAGTTCCAAAGGATAAGATAGATGATAGGATTGTCAATTTTAAGGAGTCTATGAAATTGGTTGACTTTGATAAGATTGCAATGCCAACGGGTGTAAAGAATATGAAGAAATATAGTGCTGGTAAGAATGGCAATTTTGTTCAGTTTGCTAAGGGTGCTCCAGCACATGTGAAAGCGGCTATAACATATAATAATTTATTAACTCATTTTAAGGTGGGTAATCAATACGAAAAGATTACTGAAGCCCAAAAAATAAAATGGGTATATTTGAAACAGAATGAGCTTGGTTTGGAGTCATGTGGTTATAAAGGCTATGAAGATCCACCACAAATAATTGATTTTATGAAAAGGAATATAGACTATAAAAAGATGTACGCTCAGATGCTTGAGAAAAAGATTATGATGTTTTATGAATCATTGAATTGGAATCAGCCTGTAAATAAAAAGACATCAATAGAAAGATTTTTTTGATTTTGATAAACTCGGTAGATATATATATGTATATACCGATTAACAAGTAAGGAGTAATAAATGAATAAACATTCACTAAATCGTTTCATCGACAAATACTATCTTGGGGGAAATTGCTCTTCCGTTGTAATAAAGAGTGATGGAGATAATCTCTCTACCCGATTTATTACAGGTGATAAGAATTTGCTTGGTGAACTAACAATGACAGATTGGAAATTTGATAAAGCTGAACTAGGTGTTTATAACACAGAGCAGTTGGTAAAGTTGCTTTCGGTTATGTCTGATAATATTTCAATGAATTTGACAAAAGTAGGAGATAAGGTGGTATCTCTAAAGATATCGGATAGTACTTCTAATGTAAATTATATGCTGTCAGATCTATCTGTTATTGGTACACCGCCTAACTTAAAATCTGTACCTGATTTTGAGGTTAAGATAAAAGTTGATAAGTCTTTTATGACTAAATTTGTTGCTGGTAAAGGCGCTTTAGCTGATACAGATAACTTTACAGTATTGACAAACAATGATGGTGTAAAGGTTGTGATTGGGTATGCTGAAATTAACACTAATCGTGTTACTTTACCAGTTGAAACAGAATCCTATGAGGTTATTGATAATATATCTTTTAATGCTAATTTATTTAGAGATGTGCTGGTGGCTAATAAAGAATGTGAGAGCGCTACATTAGAAGTGAGTTCACAAGGTTTGGCTCGTATCAATTTTAAGATTGATGAGTATGATGCTACTTACTATCTTGTCGCTGAACAAGATGTATAAATGGAGTCTTATGTAGATAAGTCTAGAGTTTCCGTTAGACCAATCTTTAAACCTTTGGCTAGGGAAATGATAGAGAAATATCATTATAGTGGTAGACTATCTTCTTGTAGGTATCCGCTTGGAATTTTTTATCAAACTGATGATGAACATAAATTCTTTGCGGAACCTGAAGAGAAGTTGATAGGTGTTGCTTGTTATGGATTTCCTGTTGGGAGAAGAGTTTTAGGTTCTATTTTTACAGAAGAGATTTTAAAAACTAGGAATCTTTTGGAGTTAACCAGACTGTTTATACACGACGGTTATGGAAAAAATATAGAGTCGTTAGCAATATCAAAGTCGTTTAAATGGTTAAAAGAAAATGCACCTAAAATAAAGGTTTTGGTATCATATGCTGATCCAGAACAAAGTCACGATGGTGCTATCTACCAAGCTACTAATTGGATATACCAAGGTTGTGGAGACTTTCAGTTAGCACCTACATATTCACTCAGACTTACAGAGGATGGAGATTGGATGCACAGTCGGAGTGTGTATTCTAAATTTGGTTCAGCTGACCCAAAGAAGATGGTAAAGTCTATTGGACACACATTTTGGTTGAAGAAGGAAGCTAGTAAGCACAGATACATCTACTTTTTGGGTAATAAAAAAGAGATTAGGAAATTTTGCAGTGTTATGAAACATCCTGAAATGAAGTATCCTAAAAATTACAAGCACGATATTGAAATTAGAAAAATAGAGGTGGATGACGATAAATGGAAAAATTAGAACACACTTTATGGGTTGAAAAGTACCGCCCTATGACATTAGATACTTACATTGGAAATGAGCACCTAAAAAATAAAGTATCTAGATACCTTGAGAGTGGAGACTTACCGCATCTTCTTTTTTACGGGAGGGCTGGTACAGGTAAGACCACTCTCGCTAAGTTGTTAGTTAATAATATAGAATGTGATCATCTGTACATTAACGCTTCTGATGAGAATAGTGTGGATACAGTTCGTAATAAGGTTCGTAGTTTTGCTTCCACTATTGGATTCAAAGATATGAAGGTTATTATATTAGATGAGTGTGATTATATTACACCAAACGCACAAGCCGCTTTACGCAACCTTATGGAGACTTTTTCTAAACATACTAGGTTTATATTGACTTGTAACTATGTAGAGAGAATTGTTGATCCAATACAAAGTCGTTGTCAACCATTTCAAATAGTTCCGCCATCAAGAAAAGAAGTTGCATCACATGTATATAATATATTACATGAAGAAGAAGTAGATTTTCAGATTGATGATGTAGCTACGTTAGTTAATGGTGGGTATCCTGATATTCGTAGGATTATTAATTTTGCTCAACGACAGGTAGTTGATGGTAAGTTATCGATTGAACAAGATAACTTGGTTGCTATAGATTTGAATATTAATGTATTTTGTTCTCAGTTAGTGAACGTATTAAAGACACAAAATAAAAAGGATGCTTTTGTTACTATCAGAAAGATGTTGGCTGATAATAAAATAACAGATTTTGCTGATTTGTTTCGTTTACTTTATGATGAAGTTGATGATTATGGTAAAGGGCATATAGCAGAAAGTATTTTAACTATAGCTAAGTATCAGTTGTCAGATGCTCAGGTGGTTGATAAAGAGATTAATTCTATGGCTATGTTAACAGAATTATTAGGAGTTATAAAATGATGGATGAAAAGTATTGGGGTGAAAAGAAACTCCCTGTAAAGAAAAATGCACAGAATTCGCCGACTGAAAAACATATAGCAGTTCATGAAAATAAAATTTATTATTATGCTAATGTAAACAGAGAAAGTGTAGCAGAATTGAATAAAAAGATAGGTGAGTTAGAATCTAAAAGTTTGACTCTTGGAAATAATTTAGATATAGATCCACCAACATTGAAAATATTGATAAATTCAGGTGGTGGATCGATTACTGCAGGTATCTCATCAATGGATACAATATTAAGATGTAAAGTTCCTGTTGAAACTTATGTAGATGGATTTAGTGCGAGTGCAGCAACATTTATTTCAGTAGTTGGTGGGAAGCGATTTATGAGTAGAAATTCTTATATGTTGATTCATCAATTATCTTCAGCATTATGGGGAAAATATTCTGAAATAGAAGATGAGAAAAAGAATTTAGATTTAATGATGGAAACTATTAAAAATGTATATAAAGAATATACAAAAGTTCCAATGAAAAAGTTAGATGAAATATTGAAACATGATTTACTATGGGATGCTAACACTTGTCTAAAATATGGATTAGTGGATGAAATAATTTAGGAGTTATAAAATGAATATGAAACCACAGAAACCGTTACCAAAAGCACAAACTCAGATACAAGTAGATTTGAAAGATGCTGAAACTATAAAATGTGAGGATTGTGGCAATTCTGTTTTTATACCAGCATTTTTTATAAAAAGACTTTCACCAATAGTTTCACCTACGGGTCAAGAAACACTAATACCAATTCAGGTATATAGTTGCGGTAATTGTGGGAAGGTGCCAGATAAGTTTAATCAAGATGACGAAGATTAAAAGGAAGAATTTATTTGATCATATAAATGCTATAACATCTCGACAGCATTCTAATTATTGGGATGAGATTTCAGATGAAGATAAAAAGTCGTGGTCAAATTATATGGTTAATCGTTTTCTTTCAATGAAAATGGAGTGGATAGAATTTGTAAATGAAGTACAGAAATATCCATTAAAACCAAAAGAATTATATAAAGTTTATACAGATATCTTACCAAAGAAAAGACAATGGTTAAAATATATTAAAGGAGATAAAAAGATGAAGTATCCAGAATGGGTTTATGAAATAGTAGCTAAACATTTACAGATTAGTTTGCGAGAAGCATCAGATGCTGTAGATATGTATGAGTTATCACATGGAGGACAAGCAGAACTTATTGATATTCTATTAAAGTACGGTAGAACGATCGAGGAGATTCATAAGATTGGTTTATGAGTGTAACCAACTTCACAGTTGAGTATATAAACCGAAAAGCAGTTACCAGTTTTATAGAGAAATATCATTATTCACATAATATAAATGGCATTCAATCTTACCACCATTTCGGTTTATATACAGAGGGCAACTTTGGATTGCCAAAGTTGATTGGAGCTATGTTATATGCTATGCCATCAATGCCACATACTGCTAAAAAATATAATCCAATTAATCCTAATAGATGTATGGAGTTAAGAAGATTAGTTTGTATAGATGATACGCCAAAGAATACAGAAAGCTATTTTATTGGTAAAACTTTGAGGTGGTTAAAACAAAATACTGATGTAGAGGTTGTGGTTTCATTTGCTGATCAACATTATGGTCATACAGGAATAATATATAAAGCTACAAATTTTGAATATTTTGGAGAAACAGCTTCTGCAAGAATATTGATAGTAGATGGTAAAGAATATCATAGTAGGTCTTTGAATCAAGATAAAAGACCTTATGGTAGAGAACTAAAAAGAAGATATGTTGCTGGGGACAAAGATATATTTTTTAAGAAGAGAAAACCCAAATATATTTATGTATATTACCTTAATAAAAGAATTAAAAGACAAATCAAGAGGTTACAGTGAGTAAAATGATAAAAGAATCAAAAACAAAAGTAGATTATGAAACTATTGAAGTAAAATCTACTATTCAACAAATGGAAGAAGAATGGCCTCAGATGACAGCAGAGTTTCGTAGGTTACAACGAGAACAATATGAATTGTTCTTACATAAGCAACACGATTATGGTCCAGGTAACATAAGTGTTGGTTCACAATTACAGACGGAAGAAGAAGTTCATTTATCATTAACAGGGTTATGGTTTAGAATGAACGATAAGATACAGCGACTAAAAACTCTGTTAATGGGTGGTAAGAAAGCTGCAGTAAATGGTGAACCTATGGAAGATGCGTTTCTTGATGTATCTAATTATGGTATTATGGCGACAATCGTAAAGAATGGTAAATGGGGCAAGTGAAAAATATATCCTACAGTCAATATTCAATGTGGGCACAATGTCCACATCGATGGAAGACTGCATATATAGATGGGAAGAGAGAGTTTAAAGAAAGTATTTTTACTCTCTTTGGTAAATCTATGCACGAAGTCATTCAGGTATTTTTGACTATAATGTATAATGATACTGTTAAGTTAGCAGAACAACTACCATTAGAAGATATGTTACGAACCAGAATGAAACGGAATTTTGAGGAAGCTCTTAAACAAAACGGCGGAGTAGAATTTTGTACTGAAAGAGATATGGTTGAGTTCTATACACAAGGAGTAGAGATACTTAATTTTTTACGAAAGAAGAGAGCTCAATATTTTAGTAAGAAAGGTTATGAGTTGGTTGGTATAGAAGTTCCGCTTGATTACGATATGCCAAACAATATAAAGTTCGTTGGATATTTAGATGTCGTTATTAAAGATACAGTTAGAAATGTAATTAAGATATATGATATAAAGACTTCTACTGTGGGTTGGAACAAATATATGAAGGCTGATAAACTAAAAAGTGATCAGTTACTACTATATAAGCAATTTTATGCTAAACAATATAACCATCCCATAGAAAAAATTGAAGTAGAGTTCTTTATAGTTAAAAGAAAATTGTGGGAGAATACAGATTACCCACAGAAGAGAGTTCAAAAGTTTGTGCCTGCAAACGGAAAACCATCAATTAATCAGGTAGTCAAAAGATTAGATGAGTTTATGACAGAATGCTTTGATAAAGATGGGGAATATAATACTGAACATACTTATAGTAAAGTGGCATCTAAGAAAAATTGCAAGTGGTGCGATTTTAATCAGACAGAGTATTGTGACGCGGGAGTTAAATAATGTTGAAAGTAAATGTTAGAATGAATTTATTTCATTTTTTAAATAAGCCATATGAAAAAGATGTTATAGATAGATTATTAGTAATTAATGATGATTCAATAGTTTTTTATTTACGTCTATGGTATGAAGATGGTACTATTTCTATGAAGGATTTAAAGGAATTTTTATTAAAATATGAGTCTAGTTTACATTTTAAAACTAATATAAGAGTCGGTAATAATTTAAAACCAGGTGATTTTGTGTGGTTCAATATTGTTGACAATGATAATGCTAACAAATTGGATAGAGTTAGATTTGAATATATTTATAATAGTGAAAAACAAATATTAAAGGGCTTAGAAGAATTTCATAAATGTGCTAAATTTTGTACATCGGAGAAACCACCTAAAATACAAAAGAGGAACGATTATGAAAGTAGCAATAGTAGGAAGTAGGAAATATACAAATAAAAGGCGGATACAAGAGTTTATCTTTAAGTTAAAGGAAAAGTATGGAGATGAACTTGAAATAGTAAGTGGCGGACAAAAGGAAGGGGCTGATGGATATGCTAAGAAGTATGCTTTAGAGTTTGATACAAAATATGCAGAATTTCCACCTACACATTATCAATATAATCAACATTGCGTTTTAGAAAGTTATAATTATGGTAAACCATATGCTGTATGGCATTACCATGAAAGAAATAGCGATTTAGTTGAATATTCAGATGTAGTAGTTGCCTTTGTACCAAAAGGAATCACATCCAAAGGAACTAATAGTGCTTTAAAGGAAGCTGAGAAAAAAAATAAAAAATATGTTATAATAAATTAGTTTTATATTTATATACATATATATTGGAGATAAAATGTTATGTTAAAATTGACATCTGTAAAGTTATTGGATAATTTATATAAAAGATTCAAAATATCTAATTTAGATGATAACTTCACATTACAAAAATTGGTAAATCGTTCAATGGATTTATATTTACTAGATAATAAATTTAAAACGAAAATTCATGAATGGAAAAATTTAAAACCAAGTGGAAGTAGGTTATAATGACAAATAGTGTTGCAGTTTTAAAAATACTTGATGCAATTCATAATACTTTAGTTAAGATGGAAGAACGTTTAGAAAATATAGAAGTACATCTAAAAGAGTATAAACCAAAAGAAGAAGAGTCAAAAAGGTTGTTAAATGAATAAAAAGAAAATTTTATTAATGTCGGATGATCTAAGAATGTCATCTGGAGTAGGAACTATGTCTCGTGAATTTGTATTGGGTACGTTACAACATTACGATTGGGTACAAATTGGTGGGGCTATTAGACATCCTGATGATGGTAAAATTGTAGATATGAATGAAGCAATAAGGAAGCAAACTGGAGTTAAAGATGCTTATCTTAAAATTTATCCTATAAGTGGTTATGGTAATACTGATTTATTAAGAGCTGTAATTGATATGGAAAGTGTGGATGCAATTCTTCATTATACAGATCCTCGATTCTGGGGATTTTTATATCAGATGGAACATGAGCTTAGACAAAATATACCTATATTTTATTATAATATATGGGATGACTTACCTTATCCAATGTGGAATGAACCATTTTATGAGTCTTGTGATTTGATTATGAATATATCTAAACAAACTGTTAATATTGTAGACAATGTTTGTCAAATTAAACCAAGGGTAGATTGGGATAATACTTATATTCCACACGGTATTAATGAAGAAAATTTTTATCCCATCAATGAACTTGATGTTAAAGAATGGGGAGATTTATTAAATTTTAAAAGAAATATGACTGAAGGTAGGAATTATGATTTTATAATATTTTGGAATAACAGAAATATTCGCCGTAAGTTACCTGGGGATGTTATAATGGCATATAAAACATTTTGTGATGTGTTACCTAAAGAGAAGGCCGATAAGTGTGCTCTTATAATGCACACTCAACCGCGTGATGAAAATGGTACAGATTTGCCTGAGGTTGTAAGAAGTTGTTGTCCAGATTACGATGTTATATTTTCACACAAAAAATTAGAAGATAGAGAATTGTGTTTTCTTTACAATATAGCTGATGTAACAATTAATATGGCATCTAATGAGGGGTTTGGTCTTGGCACTTGCGAATCATTAATGTGTTCGACACCGATATCAGTTAATGTTACCGGTGGAATGCAAGATCAATGTGGATTTAGATATAAAGATAAATTATTAACCTACGAAGATTATAGTTGGGTACATTCATTACACGAAGCAGAGCTTTGGAAGGAAGATGAAGATTTGACTTGGGGTGAATGGGTGAAACCAGTTTGGCCTTCTAATAGAAGTTTACAAGGTTCAATACCAACTCCATATATTTTTGATGATCGTCCTAGATTTGAAGATTTTGCTGATGCTCTGAAAGGGTGGTATGATATGGAACCAGAAAAACGTAGGGAATGTGGTATGAAAGGTCATGAATTTGTAATGGGAGATGATGCTATGATGTCTGCTAAAGCTATGTGTCAAAACTTTATAGATCATATGGATACTGCTTTTGAAAAGTGGACGCCACGAAAACGTTATACAATATTTAAAGCATAGGGGATAGAATGAGACCGTTAATGTTAATTACAGGACCAGTTGCTACACGAAGTGGATATGGTTCTCATAGTAGAGATTTAGTTAGAGCGTTAGTTGCTATGGATAAGTTTGATATTCATATAACTTCTTTAAGGTGGGGTAATACTCCAATGAATGCTTTGAATGAAAAAAATCCAAAAGATAAAGTAATTATGGATAGAATTTTAAAAGAAAGTAGTCTTCCAAGACAACCAGATGTACATATACAAATTAGTGTACCAAATGAATTTTCTCCCTTGGCTAAGTATAATATTGGAATTACTGCTGGTATTGAAAATACTGCTCCAAAACCTGAATGGATTGAAGGTCTTAATAGAATGGATATGAATATAGTTCCATCTAAATTTGTAAAACAGATATTTGAATCCGTTATATATGAAAAAATGGATGAAAATAGAGAACAGAAAGTTGGAGAGGTAAAATTACAAAAACCAATGGAAGTTCTTTTTGAAGGTGCTGATACAGAAATTTATAAGAAGACAAAAAACTTTTCTAAAGAATTTGTTGATGAGATGGATAAAATACCAGAAAAATTTCTATTTCTTTATTCTGGTCATTGGCTACAAGGTGGTTTAGGAGATGATAGAAAAGATACAGGTATGTTGGTAAAAACTTTTTTGGAAACATTTAAAAATAAATCAAATCCAGTAGCTCTTTTAATGAAAACTAGTGGTGCTACTTTTTCTATTATTGATAGAAATGAAATAAGAGAGAAGATAAAAGATATAAAAAAGACTGTTAGAGGCAAACTTCCAAATA